TCAGAAAGAGACTGAGAAAGGTCGCTAAAATCATAAAAACGCATAATATCAAGAGTTCAAGTGCCTTGATATTATGCGTTTTATTGTAGTGAGATTCGCATTATTTTTCCTAAAAATGAGTTTTTGACTAGCCTAATTATTTGGGTACGACGAGCAGGTCAAGTATCTCATCTGAGGTGTAAGTTCTCCGTGAGCACCTGCTACTGGTGGGCTAAACAGTTACTTGTAAGCAGGATAATCATGAGGTAGTAGGAAGAGGAAGGGATAGTAGATGAGGGATTTCTGAATTCTAAAGTTCAAATAGGTCGATAGTAATGAGGAAAGAGGTATAACTTATATATTGAGGTGAGATTCTGATGATAGCTGAAAGCATAGTAACAACTAATCATGAGAAGTCAGTCAATCCTATAGTAGTCAGGATGATTCTATAATGGAAGTGGAGCGAAAGGGTACACAATTGAAAGTAGAATTGTCTGTTTTTATTATTTATTTGGTAGGATGGAAGTATGAAAATATAAATGGTGGCTACTGTTCATAAAATATAGGACATACGAATAGAACGCTTATGTAGCCTGAGAGAGGAGGTAGTTAAAGAAATCTTTGTAACAAATAAATATGATTGTGTTAATCATTATTTTGAAAGCAAATGATGTTTCTATTCTGCAGAGCGAAAAATATCATAATTGGTACTTTTACAATTAAATATATTCGCTCTGTTGTAAAATGAAGTGCAACACAAAAGACATGTTCATCTGATATACTAGAGTTGCGAAAAACAGTATAAAGAAAGATGAACATGTCCACAAACTATTCTACCACAAATCAATCATACAAGCACTTATCTGAAGCTGAGCGAGGAGAAATTGAAGCTTATTTAAGCGTAGGACTCAAACCTGCTGAGATTGCTCGTAGACTGGGAAGAAATCGCTCTACCATTACTCGTGAAATGAATCGAGGTTCTATAACACAAGTGAAACAAGTAAATGGACAGAAGGTCTATTATCAACACTATTATGCAGATGCTGCCCATAACTGTTATCGTCAGGTCAGGAAAGCCAGCTATTATCTGAAACTGGATCGTGTATCGGACGACTTTCTGACAAAATTTACAGAAGCAATGAGAGAGAAACCAAGGGTGCATAGCGTGGATACCTTTGTTCATACCTACAGACTCCAACATGTAGATGCAGTTGTTCCTTCAACCAAGACGCTCTATAACTATATCCATCAAGGTTTGTTAGAGATTAAGGTTATTGATTTACCAATAGGAAAGTCAATTGAAGAAAGGCCAGAAGAGATCAATAATCGCTCCCGTTTTGGAGATTGGGAAATCGATTCTGTTCTGGGTGGAAAGACAGTAGGGGAAACTTCTATTCTGACCTTGGTAGAACGACAAACACGCTATGCTGTCACAAAGAAACTCGTCGAAAAGAAAGCAGAGTATGTCAATCAAGCAGTCTTAGAGTGTATGAAACCTTATCCCATTAAGTCCATAACTGCAGATAATGGAAATGAATTTTCATCATTGAGTAAGATAGAGGGATTAGATGTTTATTTTGCACATGCCTATTCATCTTATGAACGAGGTACAAATGAGAATTTCAATGGATTATTAAGAGAGTTCATTCCAAAGGGAATCTCACTAAAAGAACTAAATCCGACACTTTTAGAGGACTATACAAAGGCTATCAATGAAAGACCCAGACGAATCCATGACTATCAGTCCGCAAAAAAGCTGTTTGAGCTAACTCAAACAGCTTGAAAGATATTCGCTTAATCAGAGGAACAACTTTGTTGCACTTGACTTGACAATTGGGGAAAGAAAAAATTTACGCTTGTGACGATTAAGTTCAGTACAAAGATGCTACCTTTTTAGTTTTTTTATCCATTTCGACGTTTGCGGGCTAGTAGGGCTCTGTAAAAGAAGATGTGATTGTTCTGGATATAGGGAAGGAGTGAAAAGCTAGCAATTCCAAAGGTGATCCAGTTGAGGAAGTACCAAGGGAGTAGTTGCAAGTCGAGGACAAAACGTTGAAATTTGTAACCCTTCATCAAGAAACGGCTGGTTTTCAGGATTTGCCTTGGTTTAGCCTGTCCTAAATCCAGAGTGTCGCAGAGGAGGAATTCTACCTGCGAGTAGGCGTAATGTTGCGGGATATAGAGGATATTGCCCACAATCATCAAGATGAGGCTCGCGAAAAAGTAGAGCCCAAAGGCCATAAGGAATTGCTCGGTTTCAACTGATGAGAGGTCCAGTTTGGGAAATTCAGGATGTAGGGCAACAAATCTACGAGCCAAGAGATTGCTATAAAAAAGGAAATAAATGCCTACTAAGTTTGGGATACTCCATAAAAAGAGGTAGAAACGTTTGAGGAGCAGGGTCAGGAAGGTTTGCGAGAAGCGCTCTTCAGCAAAGAGGGCCAGACTAGATTTTACTGAGAGTTCCGTATCAGGATCCTTGAGGAGTTTGAGTGTCGCAAAGGCAGCACCTGCTAGAAAAATCGTGCTCATAAAAGAAACTACTAGCGGGAAGAGATAGGCTTGGAGCACTTGTGCCAGCATGCTGAAAAAGGATTGCTCTAAAACACTTTCTTGGAGACGAGCCAAGGGGTTGAGAAAGCCTGATAGGATGATCAGCATACTAGGAAGGAGATAGACCAGAAAGAGACGGGGATTTTCAGCCTGAAATTGCCTAGTCTGCAGACGAATAGTTTTTAAATCAATTTTTGGGTATTTCATTCTCTCATTATACCATAAATAGAACACAGCTTGCTAATCCTTTGAAACCAGTGGACTTCTAGCGTGTTAAGCAAAAGTGAATACGAGATTGAATACGACTTTACTTTTAGCTGGAGCGGATGAAATCCATGAACTGGTCAACGACTTCAACACGTTGATTATCATTGATGTGGGTATACATATCAAGGGTGATTTGAACATTATTGTGACCGAGTCTATCTGAAATGATTTTCGCTGTAACACCAGCTTCAAACAGAAGAGAAGCATGTGTATGCCTAAATCCGTGAGGCGAAATTTTTTTAAGTTCTTTGTGTTTACAAAAGAATCTGCTAAGCTTCACTTTCATAGTTGCGGCTAAAAGCCATCCCCCTATGTCATTCGTAAAAATATAATTCGAATCATGTTTGTAAGGCACACCAGCCTGGAAATATTCTTTTATTTGCTGTCGTTTCCAGAGTTTCAAAACATTCAGAGTTTCATCATCCAAGGTGATAACTCTCTTACTTCTTTTGGTTTTAGGATCCTGAACAGTTTGTTTTTTGCCAATCACGACAGCCGTGCGAGAAATGCTTAACCGTTTATTTTCAAAGTCAACATCTGACCACATGAGGCCGATAGCTTCTCCAGTTCTCAATCCAGAAAAAGCGAGCAAGTGGAAAAAGGTATAGTCTACAGGCTTAAAATTTGCTTTGGAAACTTTAAGGAACTCTGTTAGTTCCTGTTTTGTATAGTAGTTTTCTTTGCCCTTTAAGGGTTTATTTTTAGGCTTGATAATCTTGTCTAAGGGATTTGACTTAATGATGTCAAGAGAAGCGGCATACTTAAAAATACGGCTAATGACAGAGTAGTAATTAGAATAGAGGATATAGCGATTACTTAACTTGATAGCAACCTTTTGACAATAAGCTACACTGATTTGCTGAATCTTCATATCTGTAAAATATGAGTCAATCATAACATTAAGTTTTTTCTTAACATTCTGATATGTTGTTGGTTTTACAGTACTTTTAAAGCTATCAAGCCATAACTCAGCGACTTCAGCAAAAGTAGGGTTCTGGAAATCTTCATTGGTTGAAAAACCATTTTCTTCAACATCTAATAGAAGATCACGTTCGGCAACCTTGGCCTCTTTAATGGTTTTAAAACCACGTCTTGTTGTGCGTTTTTCTTTTCCAGTTGCAGGGTCTATGCCCAGATATGTTTGAAAGAGATATCTAGTCTCTCCTTTTTTTGTAGTGTATTTTTTTATCATAAAAAGTCCTTTCTTTTCGATTGCTTGCCCGCATAGTTGAAAAGGTGTAGAACTTATGATAAACTATAGTTGTATTTTTTTATCATCTTTTCCATTGCTTGTCACATGGGAGGTTGAAACCTCACACTCAAAGATGGCCGTCGGAGAGTGTGGGGATTTTTTTGTTTTTAATTCAACAAAAAACGGTAACTAAATTTATAGTTACCGTTTCTGCGTGGCAGCTTGTGCCAACCAGATTATTTGCACTAGGATTTCTCCTAGGTTAGTAACTATATTTTATCAAATATATATCATTTTGTCAAATAAGATAGCGCGATTTGATTTCATCGCTTAAAATTTTCATTTGTGGTTCAAGTATTTGTGCAACCCCAATTCCATCTAAAGGATTGATTTTCTTAAAAATCTTCACTTTGTCAATAGTTGTAATTGAATCTAATTTTGCATAGGTTGTTTTATCTAGGTCAGATACATATTTTTCAAGACGTTCACCAGCCAATGCAACGTTATCTGTAAGTTTTTGAACAAGGTTTATTGCACGTTCTTTCTCGTCTAATCGACCCTCTTTCTCCAATTTTGAGATAAGTTCATCAAAATCATCATATTCTCCAAAATGTGATACCAGTTCATTTTCAACCTTATCTTCAGTAGCTTTGATTAGGTGTGTAGTTAGTAAGCAAAGTCCTTCAGCTAGGTTAAACTCTAGTGGTAAATTATCGTATCCAGGCTTGGATGTTAGAGGGATAACCGTGATAGTATTTCTATTCTTTTTGTCTTCTTTGGTAAGCGTGATTGCATAATGTGGCGCAGAAAATTCTGATCCAAAGTTTATGCCAAAATCAACATAGACAAGCGTGCCGTAAGGGAATACTCTATTTCTACGACGCTTTCCTTGTATTTCACGTTCTAATTGATTGCTATAATTGGTCATACTTTGACCAAGTCTAGAGGTTTTGAAGTGATTGGGATTCTCAACAGTCAGTTGTTTCATTTTATCTGTTGAGACTATCAATTTATCAAGATTATTTTTTTCTAGTTTGTTCATCCAGTCCCTAAGTAACTCCTTTCTTATCATCTTTTCCATTGCTTGTCACATGGAAGGTTGAAACCTCACACTCAAAGATGGCCGTCGGAGAGTGTGGGGATTTTTTATTTTTTAGCTAGGCGCCATACTGTTAAATCTAGATAATACGTCAATTCTTTTTCACGAGAAATAACTCTCTCAGTTTCAATATTTAGGGTTTTATATGGTCCGCCTCTACCAGTAAGGATTGCATCGTATCGGTAATTTGGATTAGCTATGTATGATGAAATTTGTGATGCGATCATAGCAGGCAAGTATCCAACAAAGATATTATTCACTAAAACTTTGATAGCATTTTTATCATGAGGATTTGTTGGTTCTGGGAATAGATGAACATCAACTGTTTTTAATTTATTATATTTATAAACTGGTTTATATGTTTCAAGCATATAAGATTTTAAGCTCTTGTTATCTTTTCCAAAATAGTGGACACCTTCAGAAAGAAAATCAGCAGCAAGCTCAGCCTCTTCTTTATGATAATTTGTCCCCATCAACAAGAAATCATCTCGGAAAACAATTGTATCAATCTGTGGACTGTAATTTTCAACTTTCTTCTTTTTCTCTCGCTTTGCAGTTAGACGGCCAATAATATAACTTATAAAACCAGTAATAAACAAGAATAAGCCGAGAGGTGGAAATAAAAATAGGAAAATTGCACCTAAGACCATTAGCACAATGCCAGCTTCTTTATGGTCTTTGGGAGTGTGTTGCTTCTTACCGTTAGATGACAAAATAGATTGTTGTTTTTTTGTGACTACTTTTTTCTTTCTCTTTTTAGAAGGTTTCAGCAAATCCGAAAGACCAAACGTTGTCTTATGATAGACCTTGTTATACATGGCTTTCTTGGGATTCTTTATCCATCCCACGCCTTTCTTCCCATATCCAGGAATAATGGCTTTTTTAGCTTGTCTTTTCCATTTGCTAGTAGTTCTAGCTTTTAGGCTTTTAGTTAGATTTGGTTTTCTCATTCCTATTTTCATAACTTTCTCCTTTTAATTTTCAATTGGCATGAAGTTTCCGACTACTTTTCCAATAATTCTCGGATCTTCGTCAAATGGTGCAAATTTATCTTTATACTTGCTATTGATAGAGACGAGTCTAAGACCGTCTTTTTCTTTATAGACTTTCTTGATATAAGTTTGGCCATCCCAATCAACTGCATAAATGGCACCATCGTAGTCAAAACCTGTTTCTTTGATCAGAACGACCTCTCCATTCATATACTTAGGTTCCATAGAATCTCCGAAAACCCAAGAAGCAAAATCGTGGTCTAGGTCTTTGTCATAAAAAACAGTGTCATAGTTCCCATCGTTGAAGTATGAAAAGCCAGTACCAGCCGAAAGTTTCTCATATACCTTGTATTCAAATAAGTCTTCCTCTAATGAAATAACTTTGTTAGACTGCTCACGCAATTGGTTTTCTGTAAAATCTAAAACCTTTTGTTTTCTAGGAGCAGTAAGCTTAACAGCTTTTTCAGTTATTTTCTGAACAAGAGGGGAAGTAGGTATCTTCAGTTCTTGGACAGGAGCATCGTCCGACATAGGAACATTATATCCCATTAACCAGGCTTCAGATACCCCCAATGTTTTAGATAATAAAACAAGTTTGTCTTGATCAGGAGAAGACTTTCCTGAAACATATTGTGACAAAGCACTCTTACCCATTTTGATACCAAGTTCCTTTTGAAGTGGTAAAGAACTATTTAAGATATCTACTTGTCTAAGATTTCTTTCAGATAGAATTTGTTTTAGTCGTAAAGATGTTGTAGTTTTCATATTTAACACTCCGTTCTCAATAGTAATTATATAGATATTTGAACAAAAGTTCAAGTGAAAAGTAAAAAAAGTTCAAAAAAAATGAACTTAGGTGTTGACAAGCAAAAAAATAAGGAGTAGAATTATAATTACAAAAGTTCAAATAACTTGAACAAAAGGTAGAAAGGAGAATAAATGAAATTTGATTATTCAAAATTGAACGGAAGAATTACTGAAATTTTTAATAGCCAGAAAAAGTTCGCTAAAGCTATGGATCTTTCAGAAAGAAGTATTTCACTTAAATTAAATAATCAACGTTACTGGAAAAATAACGAAATTACAACAGCTTGTAATTTGTTGCTTATTCCAGCCAATCAAATAGGAGATTATTTTTTTAAGCTTAAAGTTCAAGAAACTTGAACGTTTTAGAGCTAGATAGGAGGTTGAATGGAAGATAAAATCATTGAACTTGCTGATTACTTCATCAGCGAATCTAAAACGTACAGAGAAGCTAAAATAGCGTGTGAGAAGCTATTAAAACAAGTTAGCCATGAGATTGAACTCAGGGCGCTGGAAAGTAATATTGTATAAACAAAAAGCACCTGATGGAAATCAGGTACTTACTTAAACAATTTAAACCATTATATCACAAAAATGCTTGCCCGCATAGTTGAGAGGATGTAGAAAATGGAAGGTATAACATTACAATTACGATTGGACGGCGAAAGTGCTGAATTGTTCACGAATCAATTATTAGCTTTTGCTGAAAAGCAGGTCAAGGAGCAGTTAGAGAATGATCGCATGCCAATCAATCAACAAGCTTTGATGAAGAAGTTCGGCTTTACTCATGGCTATGTTAAGATGCTAGAGCGCAAAGGATTAAGATTTCGTAAGCAGGGGAAAGATACTATGTACGATATCAATGATGTTTATGAAATTTTGGAATTAGAGAAAGAAGTACGAAAATTAAGAGCATAGGGAGAACAAAATGACAGAACCAACTTTATCAAGCCAATTGCTTGGCTTAGTGACGATTTTTATCGGGATCTTTATCCTGATGCTACTGACTGCTAAAAATGAAGAAGATACTAAACAAAAAACAGTGATTATCATTGAAGAAGCTGAAGACTTCAGAGAGGTTGCACGAAGAAACCTGAAAAACTGTGATAGAGGCTTCACCTATGATTCCCAACCACCTGTCGGACTTCCTTCAACGATTAAGGACGTACCTCAAGATTTTAGACAATGCATCGAAGATTATGACAGACTGGCTAGCGACTATCAGGAAGAAGCAAGAAAGAATGACATTCTAAGAAGTCAAAATGCGAATCTTTTAGAAGAAAATGGGCGTTTGCTCTACAAAGAATTGACTATGGATTTCCGTCAGAATCCAAGAAAATGGAGGGCAAGGACATGACTGTAAGTCGCAGTATGAATGAGTTAGAAATTCGTGTCTTAAACATGATTATCAATTGTGCGACCTTCGACTTGCCAATCCAAGCCAGTGAAATTCGTTTAGAAACTGGGCTCTCAAAACGTAAGGTAGAAGAAATCATCGAGAGCTTGCGTGTCAATTTTGGTCATCCTATCGTAGCTAAGAAAATGAAGCCGAACGGATATTACTTGCCACGAAATGAGGAGGAGCGACAAGCTGGGCTTGCTCCTTATCGCAGACAAATCCTAACCGAGCAAAAGAACCTTGCTGCAGTGATGGAAGTGGATTTGAAAAAGTATTGGGAGGATAGCGCATGAGTGAAGATTTTAGAATACTACCTCATGATCTAGTTGCAGAACAGTCGGTTCTTGGTGCAGTTTTTATCTCGCCAGAAACAATGATGTCGCTTGCAGACGAATTGACTCCAGACGATTTCTACAAACCTGCCAACAAGATTGTATTTAAGACCATGTTGTCGTTACTTGAAAAAGGTGAGCCAATTGATGCGACAACTATGATCTCTGCTCTTACTAATCAGGGTGACATTTCAAATATTGGGGGCATCACCTACGTTGTCGAGCTGGTGAACTCAACTCCAACATCAAAGAATGTGGAGCATTATGCCAAGCTTGTTAAAGAAAAGGCTACTCTTCGGAAAGTAATTGCTGACTTGTCGGATTCGCTATCTAGTGCCTATCAAGGTGATGTCTCAATCGGTGAGATCATTGCTAAAACTGAAAAATCTCTACTGGATATCAGTAATCAAAATGCAGGCACAGGATTTCGTAATGTGGCCGATATCCTTGATACACACATGCAGATAGTCGAGACTCGTTCGCAGACAGATGGATTCGTGACTGGTCTGTCTACTGGATTTATCGGACTAGATAAGATTACAACAGGCCTTCATGAAGGGAATCTTATCATCCTTGCTGCACGTCCAGCTATGGGGAAGACGGCATTGGCTCTTAATATCGCTAAGCATGTGGCTACGATGGAAAGAAAGCCTGCTGTCATCTTCTCGCTTGAAATGGGCGCAGAAGAATTGATCGAGCGTATGGTGGCATCAGAGGGCATGGTTCCAGCTTATCATCTAAAGACTGGGAATTTAAACCCTGATGAATGGAGAAGGCTTGTGCAAGCACAAAACAATCTCTATGATGCGCCTATTTTCGCGGATGACACGGCTGGTATTCGGATTTCAGATATACGCTCAAATGCTCGAAAACTTGCCCAAGAAATGGGTGGTCTAGGAATTATCATCATTGACTACTTGCAGTTGATTACTGGTTCAAAGGGTGAGAATCGTCAGCAGATTGTTTCAGAGATTTCAAGAGAATTGAAGATATTAGCTAAGGATTTGAAAGTTCCTGTCATAGCCTTATCGCAGTTAAGCCGTGCAGTTGAGCAGAGACAAGATAAACGCCCGATGTTGGCAGACTTGCGAGAGTCAGGCTCTATTGAGCAAGATGCTGATATTGTAGCGTTCTTGTATCGTGATGCCTACTATCAGAAGGAACAAGCAGACAGCCAAGAAGCTAACAATGTAACCGAGCTGATCCTGGAAAAGAATAGGCATGGTAGTTTAGGGACAGTGAAGCTGTATTTTCACAAAGAGTACACAAAATTTTCAAGTGTGGAGGGGTAGAAATGATTAAAAAAAGTGAAGTCACTGGTTTCTTATCGTTTTTCAAATTTCCAAAGCCATTCATCTATGATGAAAAATATAAGTCATTGAGCAATAACGCTAAAATGCTCTATATGCTTCTGTTTGATAGGTTAGAACTATCTTTAAAAAATGGATGGCATGATAAAGAGGGGAACGTTTTCCAGTATTACACAAATGAACAGTTGATGATTGACTTAAATTGCAATAGCAACAATACGATTATCAAAATCAAAAAGGAGTTGAAAGATGCTGGTCTAATGACGGAAGTCAGACAAGGGATGAACTTACCAAACCGTATTTATCTTGATGCTCTTAACGGAAGTGTAGAAAGTGCATTTCAGGAAGTGCAAAAAGTGCACCTTGGAAGTGCAAAAAATGCATTTCAGGAAGTGCAAAAAGTGCACACAATCAAGACTGAGAATACTAAGACTGAGAATAACAATAATAAATTGTTGATTTGTAAAGAAGTTATTTCTTATCTCAATTTGAAAGCTAAGAAGAATTTTAAGGTTGACACTGCTAGTCATCAAAAATTTATCAAGGCAAGGCTAAAAGAGGGTTATGTCCTCGAAGATTTTAAAAAGGTTGTGGACATCATGGTCGCTAAGTGGAAAGGTACAGAGTATGAGCAGTATCTTCAACCACAAACGCTTTTCGGCAACAAGATGGACAACTATCTGAATCAACCGATGCCAAAACGTTCTACAATCTTGACCAGTACGGTTGACGAAAGGCTAGGGTTTTAGATGAAACAGTTTAAACAATTTAGAACTAGAACGGTTCTTGATGATGTCTGTGAGATCCATGGATGCCCTCTTTGGTCTGTGAAAATTCCTATTAAGGGTAAGGTTGAGGAAATCAGTCAATGTCCTGAGTGTGAGAAAGAGAACATTCGACTCTTTGAAAAGCAGTTGAATATGGAATCCGAGGTCAAAAGTAAACTATCGGATACATACGAAGTCTTTGCTCGCGATAGTATCGTTTCAAGGAAGCTGGCCAGTAAGTCACTACATGACTATGAGATTTGTGTTGACATCGATGAAAAGGCAATGAATTTTGTGAAGCGATTGGAGCGCTGCTATGCCAAGGGTGAGATTGGGAATGCCATCATCACAGGACCTTCTGGAGTCGGGAAGAGTCATCTTACTTATGGCTTGGCTCGGTTTCTCAATGAGCAGTTCAAGTCTTATGATGAACCGAAAAGCGTGCTCTTTGTGTCAGTTGTGGCTTTGTTTGACAAGATTCGAGAAAGCTTTGAGTTTGACAATGGATTTTCAGAAGCCAAGATGGTCAAGCTACTGTCTGAGGTTGATTTTCTTTTCCTGGATGACCTTGGGAAAGAGAGTCGCAAAGCTGACACGAGGCGAAATGAATGGGCGCATCAGATATTGTTCAAGATCCTAGATAATCGGACGAATACGATTATCAACACGAATTTGAGTAGCGAAGAGATTAAAGAGCTTTACTCGGATGATTTTGGGAACGGTGCTTTATCAAGTCGAATTTTTGAAGGAGCAACTGGCAGGTGCTTTGTGTATCCGTCAGGCATGAAGGATAGGAGGTATTGATGAGAGAGTTTTTTAACAACGATTGTATGGATATCATGAAACAATATCCTGATGATTACTTCGACCTAGCTATTGTTGATCCACCTTATTTTTCTGGTCCAGAAAAAAGAGAATACTATGGTCGAAAAGTTAGTCCGATTGGTGTCAATAGACTGTATGGCAAAATCTCAGAGTGGCAAATTCCAAATAGAGATTATTTTGATGAACTTTTCAGGGTATCTAAAAATCAAATCATTTGGGGTGTGAACTACTTCGACTACTCTTTTGGTCCTGGTCGCATTGTTTGGGACAAGGTTAATGGTCAATCAAGTTTTTCAGATTGTGAGATAGCATACTGCAGCTTACATGATAGTACACGTCTGTTTCGCTATATGTGGAATGGTATGATGCAAGGCAAGTCAATATCTGAAGGTCATATTCAGCAAGGAAATAAGGCATTGAATGAGGTTAGAATTCATCCGACTCAAAAACCAGTCAACCTATACATTTGGTTATTGCAAACTTACGCAAAAGAAGGCGATAAAATACTTGATACTCACGTCGGTTCAGCAAGTAGCTTAATTGCTTGTCAGGAGTTGGGTTTTGAATATGTCGGTTGCGAGCTTGATCAAGCTATTTTCAATCTTGCTCAACATAGACTTGAAGCTTATGAGAAGCAGTTGAAGTTATTTTAGGAGGTATTGATCATTAAAAAAATGACAGTTTGGGCGCTTTTTGATAGTGGAAATGGTTCTTACTTCAATGGCGCTAACTCTCTGAATAGTTCGGGGGGGGCGAATATTGAAATCTATTCAATCGGAATGGATATAGAAAACAAGAACAATCATTTCATGAATCTGGACCTTGCTGATTACAAACGTTTATTTGGTGACAATACGCTCTTTGGTGAGTTAGACAAATTACCAAAACCTGACTTGATTATTGCTAGTCCACCATGCGAGTCCTGGTCAAATGCCTCTGCCATGGAAAATGGGAATGCGTGTTGGAAACGCAATGATGTGTCTGATAGCTTGTTCGCTCCACAAGTAAGACCTTCACCATTCACGATCAGGGCAAATCAGGATTACGAGTCAGCCTATATAAATTATCAGTACGACAGGCAATTTTTAAAAAGGATCAATGGGGAGCTAACAGCTTTCAACACAATAGAAATCATAAAAAGATATAGACCACAATTTTGGGTTATTGAGAATCCAGCAGCTGATAGACTGTGGCCATACATTGAGGATATTATTGGATTCAGAATTCCATACAAAAATCTAGCTAGATACAATAATTATGATTATCCTTTACAAAAACGGACGATTTTTGGAAGCAATATTGAACTTAATCTAAAGAATAAGATTATCAAGCAGGATATAGAGTGGAAGAACTTCTCAAAATCATACAACGAGAGAGCGAACATTCCTCAAAAACTTGTGATCGAGATTTTTGAGAAAGTATATAAAGAATTTTTAAAGGAGACTAAACATGATCAATAATGTGGTGTTAATTGGACGCTTAACTCGTGATCCAGAATTACGATACACGCCATCAAATGTTGCAGTTGCGACTTTCAATCTGGCAGTAAATCGAAATTTTAAAGGTGCGAATGGAGAGCGAGAGGCTGACTTCATCAACTGTATGATGTGGCGCAAGCAGGCTGAAAATTTTGCAAATTGGCTAAAAAAGGGTGCTCTTGTGGGAATCACAGGTCGCATCCAAACTCGTAGTTATGATAATCAACACGGCCAACGTGTCTATGTGACGGAAGTTGTAGCTGAAAGTTTTCAAACGCTTGAAAAGAAGGATAATACTGCGAACCAGTCAAGTATGGAAAATCAGATGCCACCAAGTTATGGCCAAGGCGAGCCAATGGATATTTCAGATGATGATTTGCCGTTCTAGGAGGTAAGAAATATGGTTGGAGTAACCTATCAGGAGATTCATCTCTTTGTTGAATTTTTGAAAGAGCAGTATGGGCAAGGTCGTCCAGACTATATTGAAGCTCTGAACGACTTGGATGGTCTGGTGGAAGTCTCCTACAGAGAAGCTATTGAAAGATTTTTAGAAGATGAAGTACGATAAACAGGCTGAGATTGACGGACTGAAACGCACAATCAAGAAAAACGAAGAAAAGATTGCCGAGTATTCGAAGCCGTGCGATGCACGCAAGAGACGGATTAGAGCATTGGAGCGCGATTTGTTGAAGAAAAAGAATAAAGAGCTAGAAGAAAAGATAAAGGAGTTAGAAGATGAATGAAAAAAAATTGATTAATGTCCCACGGATTTTGTTCCCTATCGGAACAGATGTTTTAATAAAAGGGAAGATAGTTAGCTTAAAGGTGCTTGATGACAGGTTTGTTGAGAACGTTGTTAAACTTGATTACGGCGAACAAATTATTGCTCCAAACGATGCGATTTATGTCGAGGGCGAACCAGAAGCAGGTAACGCAGATGAAGATCCACGCTATGTCAAGAATATACTAGCAAGATTGCGAGAATTGCCATTGCATGACCGTGAAGTTTGGCTAAAGGCTATCATGGGTGAATTTGAGAAAGATTTCAGTCATGCAAAATGGCGTGAGGGCTACGAGCAAGGAAAATTTGAGGGAGCATGGGTTGGTAATCAATTGAAGGATGCTGATAAGATTCGACGTGAGTTGAATCAAGTAAAGGTTCCGCAGTTTGTGGCGGATTGGTATGAAGACGTTGTAGATGAGTTCTATATTGTTTTAGAACGGCTTGTACTCAATTATCGAAATAATACTAATATGCCTATTTGCAAATGGTTTCTTGAAACTGAGGATGCTTTAAAAATTCTAATTAACATGCACCAGTTCGGCTACGAGGTCGAGAAAGAGAAAAAATACAAAATTACACTTCTAAACCGAAACGACGGGGACTTATATCTTGTCAACCAAAATGCTGACTTAGCAGATAAATACGGACATTTTTCTCCTGTAGTGCTGCTTTTCACAAAATGCACTAATTTTTCAGAAAAGTGCTATAAACTCACGGAAAAAGAAGTAGTTTCGCATGATTTCGGCTGGGTATTCGATTGCCCAGGAATCAAGATCGAGGAGGTGGAGTGATGGAACGACCTGGACGATACCCATCTGGACACTTCATTCCTGAACTTATTGAAGATGAAGATATTATCTTTAACAAAGATAGCGAATATCACAAGCAGAAGAAAAAAGAAAAGAAAAATCCCATTTTCAAAAGAAATAAACCCCGAAATAGATGGGCGCTTTGAGGAGGTGGAAGAATGAAACGCTTCTTAATTGGCTATGCCTTGCTTACTACTTGCCTATTGTTCATGCAGCGGTCAATGATAGACGAACGAGAAAACCCCTTGCTAGTCTATCATGCTGATAGTAAATATCAGATTACTGGCAAGGTTGAAGCTAAGAAGAAAATCGGAAGTTTGTTTACAATCACGGTTAACGGGAATGTGTTCGTGGTGAGTGAAGAACGATTTGAAAATATTGAGATAGGAGATGAGGTGATGTTATGAGCCTAGAAAAAATTGACAATGTAAACAATCCAAGCCACTACCAAGGTCGGTACGGTATGGAGTCCATAGATGCTTTAAGGAACTTCATGACACCAGAACAATTGAAAGGCTTCTTTTTAGGTAATAGCTTAAAATACCTACTAAGACACCAAAAGAAAAACGGTCTTGAAGACTTGAAAAAGGCACGTAAAAATCTGGATTGGCTGATTGAGGAGATGGAACATGAGAATTAAGACATCAAATGGATCCATCATCAACGTTGACAAGATAAAGCGTAGCATCACGATTGATGGTGTTGAATACGGTTCAGATTGTCGTGCTTTGGTCTCTAAGCACAGAGATGGTACAGGGACTATTACATTAGTATTTGAAGGAAAAATGATTTAAAAAAAGGAGTAAAAACAATGTTTACACAATACGATCACGAAACAGGGAAAACTAAACTTACAAAACTTGCAAAAGGTGGCATCATCACGGTTGTTGCTATTACTTCACTTGGAATTTTTCGTCTCACGGCCGTGAAGCGCATCCCAGCTAATACGGTTGGAGTAAAGGTCAGTGCGATCGGAGGTGTTCAAGAAAATACCCTACAAACAGGCTATCATCTTAAAATTCCTTTCATCGATACCGTCTATACTCTTTCGACTTCAGTTCAGACGAAGACGATGGAAAAAATCACAACTCAGACCAAAGATGGTCAATGGCTGAATACTAACATTGATGTAAAGTATCGAGTAAATAAAGAGAAAGCTATGACAGTTTTCTCAAATTATACGACTTTGGAAAATGTCAATGATAGTGTAGTATCTCCAGCAGTACAGCGAGCGATTGAGTCTGTTACAGGTAATTATGATATCTACGATATTCTTGGAAATAAACGGACAGAAGTCTATGAAGAGATTGACAAGGCGCTAAAAGAAAAATTTGAATCTTATGATCTTGAATTTGTTTCATTCACAATAACTGATCAGGATGCAGGAGATGAGATTGAAGCAGCAATCAAATCTGAATCTGTCAAACAGAAGGAAATTGACACAGCTAAACAGGAACAGGAAAAAGCTAAGGTCGAAGCGGATACTAAGAAGGTTCAAGCACAAGCTGAAGCGGATGCTGGGATCATCAAAGCAGAAGGTGAAGCCAAAGCTAACAAAGCTAAGTCAGACTCAATCACAGACAACCTTATCCGTATGAAAGAAGCAGAAGCCAGAGAGAAGCATGGCTGGGTTACTGTCAATGGAGCAGGTGGTGTGATTACAAATCATGAGTAAAATATAAACGGCATAGAAACGAGGTGAGCGATGCCTTTTTTTCCAGAAATAAACGAAGCCAAAACAAAAGAAAATGCCAAGAAAATTTTGGAGGGATATCCTCACTGGCGTCGTGTAGCAAATGATACAGATGGTCAGAGAGTAACCACGACCTACTCATTCACGCCACGAAATCCATCGAGTGGTAAAAATAGTCAAGTTGAGAAATTGGCAATTCGCAAAGTTGATGCAGAGCTAGAGCTAGATGCGATAGAACAGGCTGTCAGCAAATTACATGATCCTTTTTATCGTAAAATCATATACGAGAAGTATCTTGTTTGGCATCAAAAAAAAGACGAGACGGTGTACAATGAGCTTGCAATTTCAGAAAGTTCATATTATGAAATTCTTAGTAAGGCTTTATTAGCATTTGCAGAGATTTATCGAAATGGTGAACAGGTCGCAATTTTGGAGTAAAAGCGGAGTAAGTCAAGAGTAAATATACGATTTTGTGTGCTAAAATTATATTATGAAATTATTGTAAAGGCAGGCACACCCTGCCTTTTCTTGTGGATTGGAAGTGGTATCGTGAAAAAAGTAGAACCTATTCGTGAACTCGACGATATTGAACGAATGAAAGACTTTTTAAAATCAAAAAGTGAGCGAAATTATGTTCTGATTATGTGCGGTCTATATTCTGGAATGCGCATCAGCGATATTATACCTCTCCAAGTGAAACAAGTGACAGGTGATAGAATCGAGGTTACTGAAAAGAAAACTGGTAAAGTCAAGAGATTTGCTATCAACCCGGAATTAAGAAAGGCCTTGAATCATTACATTAAAACGAATGAGCTACAAGGATATGACTATCTATTTCCTAGCAAAAAGAAAGTCAGGACGGATGGAGTTCGGATAACTCACATAGGCCGAGTAGCTGCTTACCAAATTTTAAAGCAAGCAGCTGAACATGTTGGATTGAAGAATATTGGAACCCACTCCATGAGAAAGTCATTTGGCTATCATCATTACAGACGAAATCAAAATGTAGCAATCTTGATGGAATTATTTAACCATTCATCACCAGATATTACACTTGATTATATAGGTATTAAGCAGGATGAATTGGATGATTCAATGATGAATTTTAGCTATTAAATGACTATTTATTTTACATATTGAGAAAATGTAAATTAGTATTTAATAAAATAGATGTAAGCACTTGCTACGATTGATGTTTAAGGATGTTGATTTTATTTAACAGAATATAAGATATGTTAAATATACGAGGGTGTAAGAAGTTAAAAAACCTCCCCCCCTACATCATAAAAATTTAACCCCCTACCTCTTAAAAAGAAAGGCCCCTCCGAAGATGAATACCACCCATGAAAGACCGGACCGGAGCGGTCCTCACAGAGTTGCTTTTGAAAAGAATAAAAATATTATTCTCAAAACAAGAAATACTTGTGGGATTTGTGGACTACCAGTTGACAAATCCTTGAGGTACCCACATCCATTAAGTCCGGTCATTGACCACATTATTCCAATCAATCGCAACGGTCATCCATCAGATATTCAAAACTTGCAGTTAGCCCACTGGCAATGCAACAGACAAAAGTCTGATAAGTTATATGCTGACGATAGGTCAGCCAATGCTACTGTTGTGGGCAACAGGAACTTGCCACAATCTAGAGACTGGACAAAGTACAGAGCTTGAAGAAGCCAAAAAAAGAAAAATTATATTATTTTTTAAAAATGTCAAAAATAATTTTGAATACTTAGAATTTGAAAAAATAACAGATATGTGTGAAGTAAGTCCTAGCAGAGGATAGGGGGGTATCCCCCTCCCACTAGGCGCTCGAGGGCTTCACGCCGTCACTGTACATTTTTTCTCGCGCCAAATCATCACAAGAAAGGAGAACGGTTTGGAATTAAGAGGAATTGACTATCTCAGGAGAAAGTTGACTCTCTATCAGAGTAGAGTTAATCTGAGGTATAAATACTATGCAATGCAGCATTACAGAGCACCTATCGGAATTACAATTCCTGCTCATGTGAGAGCTAAATATAGAGCTACTCTTGGATGGACTGCCAAAGGGGTAGATTGTCTTGCGGATCGTTTAGTATTTCGTGAATTTACAAATGATGATTTTAATGTTACAGAAATCTTTGATCGCAACAACCCTGATATCTTATTTGATAGTGCTATTCTAGCTGCACTGATTGGTTCGTGTTGCTTTATCTATATTTCAAAAGGTGAAGATGATGAGGTGAGGTTACAAGTTATTGAGGCTAGCAATGCGACTGGTGTCATTGATCCTATCACTGGATTGCTTGTAGAAGGTTATGCAGTTCTGGCTCGTGATGATTACAATCAACCAACACTTGAAGCCTACTTTGAACCTAATGCTACTCACTTTATTCCGAAAAATGGAAATCCGTACTCGGTTGCGAATGAAGCAGGCATTCCATTACTTGTCCCGGTAATTCATCGACCTGATGCTGTTCGTCCATTTGGTAGATCAAGAATTACCAGATCTGGCATGTCCTATCAAAAGGAAGCAGAACAAACAATTGAACGTGCCAATATCACTGCTGAGTTCTATTCATGGCCACAAAAATATATTATTGGGTTAGATCCTGATGCAGAGCAGTTGGAAACTTATAAAGCTACTGTATCAAGTTTATTGACAATTTCTGCCAGCGACAGTGGTGAAAAACCAAGTATTGGTCAATTTACTACAGCGAGTATGTCTCCTTTTACAGAACAGCTAAGAACGGCTGCTGCTGGATTTGCTGGGGAAATGGGCTTGACTTTGGATGACATGGGGTTTGTGTCTGACAACCCGTCATCTGTTGAAGCTATCAAGGCTAGTCACGAAAATCTTCGTCTTGCTGGTCGAAAGGCTCAACGCTCACTAGGTGCTGGTTTGTTAAATGTCGCTTATGTTGCTGCTTGTTTGAGAGATGATTTTCATTATGCGAGAAGTCAATTCGTAAGAACAACAGTCAAATGGGAACCTTTATTTGAAGCAGATGCTAATATGATGACCATGATTGGTGACGGTGTTGTGAAATTGAATCAAGCCTTACCTGGCTACATCAATGCGGAGACAATTCGTGATCTTACTGGTATCGCTGGAGACATGTCAGCCAAACCAGTGGTAAGCGAGGGTGATTTAAATGGAGAATGATGTTTTACCTAGTATCTTGCAAGAGGTTCAGGAGAGGTTTGAGAGAGATTTCGGTAAGAGTGAGATTGTCAAAAATGCTTTTGCTGCGTTGAAGGCAAAAAAGGCCACTTACAAAACTGCAAATGAGTTTGCAATTGAAATTGGCGATATTCTCTCGAAGGCTCTAGGAGCGTCCCTGAGCACCGATAAATTACCAGACGGAAAAATGTATTACAATATCGCTCAGCGTTTGCTGACGGACGTGCTAGGACGAAATCACGAGCTTGTAAGTGGTTATGCTAGTGATGTTCAGAAGAATTTGAACGATAAAGCGAAAATCGGTCTGAAAGTTCAAGTTGCTGAATTAAATCTGGATCGAATAGCTGGCATTGTCAATCGCTTTTCGTCTGAGGAGAATTTTGAGGATGTCAGTTGGTTGCTCGGTGAACCTATTGTGAACTTCACACAGTCAATTATTGATGATAGTATCCAGAAAAATGCGGAGTTTCATCATCAGTCTGGATTGCAACCTGAGATTGTCCGAAAATCGTATTTTCATTGTTGTGAGTGGTGCCAAGAAGTTCAAGGAATCTATAAATATCCAAGAGTTCCCAAGGACGTTTACAGAAGGCATCAGCATTGTCGTTGTACTGTAGACTATGATCCGAAAAGCGGAAAAACTCAAAATGTCTGGACGAAGAAATGGAATTCTATAGACAAAGAGAGAGTTGAGCGTAGGAAGTTAATTGGCGTGGTATCTGTTGACGAGCGTGAGCAAAAGCGCTATAATAGGGTTATGAAGAGTAGTGGTGCTGTGTATGGCGCTTGGAATGATAGAAATGATCCATATAATAAAGAGCGTGATCGGCATGCTCAAGAATTTTATGAGAGTGTACGAAATCGAAATAAGCAACATGAAATAGTGAAGGTATCTAACAATAGCGGTCTTTCACAATCAGATGTTGAGAAGATTTATAACCATATTTTTATTAATGAGTATGATTTAGAAGATGGTCGGAAACGTTTCGACCCTAGCTATGATATGGCTGAGAGTTGGAGACGACTTTCAGAGATTGGTGGTAAGAATATTCAACCTCACGACCTTGTAATGCTAAATCACGAGTTGATGGAACATGATTTGATGGCAAAGGGAATGAAGTACGATGAAGCCCACGAACTCACTAATAAAACCTATAACTACCAAAAAGCGTGGATTGCTTGGATGAAGGAGAAAGGAGACCTATAATGCTTAAACTTATTAAAATTTTCAATTCAAAAAGTAAGGGTTATTGGTATATTCCTGAAAACCGTGACCCAGGTATGATTGAGATTGATGAGCGTACTGGTGAAGTTACAGTTGCTATCGAATCTAATTATGATAAAGAACTAGGTTATCCTTACTATGCGAACAAGGCTCGTGGAGCAGTGAAGCAGATGTGGGATAGAGGAGAACTACCAAACGAGAAATCTTTCGCTTGGGGATAAGCACTTAGAAAATTCTAGGTGCTTTTCTTATGCTTTGAAAGGAGTCAGAAAATGAAGTACAGAAAGAAACCCGTTGTGGTTGAGGCTGTTCAACTTAATGAACGTTGTTTGATTGAAGAAGATTGGTTTTGGGACGCAGTGACAAGGAATGAGATTATCATTCACGATAATGGTAAGTGGAATAAAAATCCCGCATGGTGTGAGATTAAAACACTTGAGGGGGTCATGGTCGCAAAAACAGGCGATTATATCATCAAAGGTGTGCGAGGGGAGCTTTATCCGTGCAAGCCTGATATTTTTGCAGAAACATATGAAGAAGCAGAGTTTCTGAATATTTTAGACAGCATCTAGGAGGTGATCCGATATCTCCCAGCGATAGGGTTATCATGCGATGACGATTGAAAGGAAATTAGAATGGCGAGGAAGAAACTTGGCAATCAGAATCCTACTCAATCGGTGATTTTAAAATACGTCAAGAAAAATTCAAAAGCTAAAGAAGCGATTGAACTTTACGAGCGGACAGGGCTTTCTTGCTATGCTTGGCAGAAAAACCTACTATTGCCTTTAATGGCAGTAGATAAAAACGGCCTATGGGTGCATCAGAAGTTTGGTTATTCTATCCCTCGTCGTAATGGTAAATCTGAAATCCTATATATTGGTGAAATTTGGGGGCTACATGAAGGATTAAATATCCTGCACACGGCTCACCGTATTTCTACATCTCATGCCTCTTTTGAAAAGGTCAAGCGATACCTTGAAAAGATGGGGTATGTTGATGGTGAGGATTTCAATTCGATTCGAGCGAAGGGGCAGGAGCGTATTGAACTTTATTCAACAGGTGGTGTTATCCAATTCCGTACTAGGACATCAAATGGTGGTCTTGGCGAAGGTTTTGATATGCTAATCATTGACGAGGCTCAAGAGTACACGACCGAGCAAGAATCTGCTTTGAAGTACACGGTTACGGATAGTGAAAATCCTATCACAATTATGTGTGGTACACCTCCAACTCCTGTATCAAGCGGAACGGTTTTCACTAAATACCGTGAGACTTGTCTTTTTGGGAAAGGGAAGTATTCAGGCTGGGCTGAGTGGTCAGTTTCTGATGAAAAGGAAATTGACGATGTGGAAGCTTGGTATAATTCCAATCCATCCATGGGCTACCACTTAAATGAGCGTAAGATTGAAGCAGAGCTTGGTGAGGATAAGCTGGACCATAATATCCAACGTTTGGGATTCTGGCCGACTTACAACCAGAAATCTGCTATTTCTGAAACTGAGTGGAATGAGCTCAAGGTGGATGATGTACCAGAATTGTCTGGCAAGTTGTCTGTTGGTATCAAGTATGGCCAAGACGGAACGAACGTGGCATTGAGTATTGCTGCACGGACCAAGGATGGCCGTTACTTTATCGAAACAGTCGATTGTCAATCCGTTCGTAATGGGAATGAGTGGATGGTTGCCTTTTTGCGTCAAGCCGACGTGGCTCAAATTGTCATCGATGGCGCAAGTGGTCAAAAGATCCTGGACGAAGAGTTGAAGGACTATAGAATCAAGAACGTGATTCTACCGACGGTGAAGGAAATCATCGTAGCCAACGCTCTTTGGGAACAGGGGATTTATCAGAAGACCATCTGTCACGCTGGCCAGCCATCGCTATCAAAAGTAGCTACTAACTGCGATAAGCGGAATATTGGTTCAAATGGTGGCTTTGGTTATCGATCGCACTTTGACGACATGGATATTTCTTTGATGGATAGCGCTTTGCTTGCGCACTGGGCTTGTGCTACGACTAAGCCTAAGAAAAAGCAAAAAATCAGTTATTAAAATAAGCGGTCAGGTGACTGCTTTTTTTGATGCCCAAAAATTACCGAACTGCCGGGGAAGCAGGAGAAAGGAGACATGAGAATGTCAGAATTTAAACCAATCACTACACAAGAAGAATTTGATGCTGCTATTAAGGAGCGTTTATCTCGTGAGAAAGCGAAGTATAGTGACTATGACCAGCTCAAATCTCGTGTTGAAGAGTTGGAAAAAGAAAATGGTGGCTTGAAGTCAACCATCGAAGCTACTAATCAAAGTAAGGCCGATGCAGACAAGCAACTTGAAGTTTTACAGAATCAAATCGCTGGTTATGAGACAGCCAGTCTGCGAACTCGAGTTGCTTTGCAACATGGACTGCCTTACGACCTTGCAGATCGTTTGCAAGGAAATGATGAAGAAAGTTTGAAAGCTGATGCGGAGCGCTTGGCTGGTTTTATGAAGCCAGTAAGCAAAGTAGCGCCAGTAAAATCAACGGAGCCGATTGTTCCGAAAGAAGATGATGAAAGAACCATGTATAGAAATTTGGTTCAAAATTTAAATATTGAAGATTAAAAAGGAGAAAAAAATATGTCAGAAGCACAACTTGCAAAAGGAAATCTATTTGATCCAGAGCTTGTAAAAAAAGTTATTAGTAAGGTGAAGGGACATTCATCAATTGCTAAGCTATCACCCCAAAAGCCTATTCCGTTTAACGGCCAAAAAGAGTTCATTTTCGATTTTGATTCGGACATCGACATCGTGGCTGAAAATGGCAAGAAGACTCATGGTGGTGTGAGCCTTGATCCTGTTACTATTGTTCCACTAAAAGTCGAATATGGTGCCCGTGTATCTGATGAGTTTTTACACGCCTCAGAAGAAGCAAAAGTTGACATCCTCAGTGATTTTGTGGAAGGATTTTCTAAAAAATTAGCACGAGGGCTTGATATTATGAGTATTCACGGTATTAACCCACGTACAAAACAAGAGTCAAGCATTATTGGAACTAACTGCTTTGATAAAAAAATTACTCAGACAGTAACTTTCAAAGAATCTAACCCAGATGAAAGTATGGAAGATGCTGTCGGTATGATTGATGGTTCAGAACGTGATATCACCGGAGCAATCCTAGATCCTATTTTTACAACTGCTCTTTCTAAAATGAAAAATGCTGAAGGCGGGAAATTGTATCCTGAATTGGCATGGGGCGGTGTACCTGATGCAATCAATGGATTGGCAGTAGATAAAAATCGCACTGTATCATACTCACAAACAGATCCTAAAAACACAGCGATTGTTGGGGACTTTGAAACAATGTTCAAATGGGGCTATGCGAAAGAAGTTCCGATGGAAATCATCAAGTATGGTGATCCTGATAACAGCGGTCGCGACCTTAAAGGGTATAACCAGATTTATATCCGTTGCGAAGCATACATTGGATGGGGCATCATGGACGCTGCTAGTTTCGCTCGTATTGTGAAAACGGGAGGTTAATCATGGCTGAGTATGTAAACCAAAAGACAGGAGCAACAATCAACACTAATACAGAAATTTCTGGGGGTGATTGGGTTCCAATTGCAGCATACAAACCTTTGGACTCATTGACTAACGCAGCGTTGAAAGAAATCCTTGATGAAAAAGGTATTACTTATGATAACCGCGCCACAAAATCTGAATTGATTTCGCTTATTGAACAAGCTGACTCTGAAGCTCAGTAGTCGCTTGGCTGGAGGTAGAAATGGAAAACTTTGCAACAGTAGAAGATTTGAAAAAATTGTGGCGAGCGTTGAAATTCGATGAGGAAAAACGAGCCGAGGCGCTGTTGGAAGTTGTTTCTCATTCTCTTCGCGTTGAAGCTAAAAAAGTTGGCAAGGATTTAGATGGGTTAGTGGCTACTGATCCATCTTTTGCCATGGTGGTCAAATCCGTTACAGTCGATGTGGTAGCTCGTACCTTGATGACTTCAACTGACCAGGAGCCAGTGACTCAATTTGCTGAAAGTGCCTTGGGCTACTCAGTGAGTGGTTCTTATCTAGTCCCTGGAGGTGGTCTCTTCATCAAGGACTCTGAATTGAAACGTCTGGGTCTCAAAAAACAAAGATATGGGGTGATTGATATCTATGGGACGGATTAAAGGAATTACTGTAACTTTGATTGGGAAAACCAAGAATGGTAGGGATGACTTTGGGCATCCAATCTATGAGAATACTGAAATTCAAGTAGAAAATATTCTGGTTGTCCCAGCTTCAACAGAAGATGTCACGAATCAGCTCAATTTGACTGGAAAGAAGGCTGCTTATACGCTAGGAATCCCAAAAGGTGACCAGAACGAGTGGAAAGACCGTGAAGTTCGTTTCTTTGGGAGAAAATGGCGTACGATGGGCATTCCTTTGGAAGGAATTGAAGCCATGATGCCTTTAGAATGGAATAAGAAAGTGATGGTCGAAGCTTATGAGTAATACAAAAATCAAGCTTATCGGTGCGGGTGTAGGAGCTCTTTTGAAATCAAAAGAGATTCAGGACATCTTGAACAAAGAAGCAACGGTCATTAAAAAAAGATGTGGTCCTGGCTATGAACAAGATAGCCACGTTGGTAAGACAAGAGCCAATGCTATGATTTATCCAGCTACGCGAAAAGCGAAGAGGGATAATTTGAAAAATAACACTTTGTTGAAGGCGGTGCATTAGATGATTGAAATTATTATCAAGAAATATCTTGACGATCATTTAGATGTACCGTCATTTTTTGAGCACGAATCTGAAGCTCCCGATAGCTTTGTTATTATTCAAAAGACAGGTGGAAAGGAGCGTAATCACTCTAGTAGTGCGACCTTTGCTTTTCAAAGTTATGGCCTAACTATGCAGAAGGCTGCAGAGCTTAATGTGAAAGTGAAAAGTGCTGTGAAAGGATTGATTGAATTAGATTCAATCTGTGGTGTCCACCTGAACAGTGATTACAATTTTACGGACACTGAAACAAAACAATATCGATATCAAGCCGTATTTGATATTAATTATTTTTAAAAGGAGAAATTAAATGGCAACAGAAGCAAATGTAACGACTGCAAGACCTAAAATCGGAGGTGCGGTTTATTCTGCACCTCTTGGAACATCACTGCCGACAGACGCAACAACAAAATTAGATGAGGCGTTTGAAGCACTAGGTTATATTTCAGATGACGGTATGACCAACAGTAACTCCCCTGAGTCAGAAAATATTAAAGCATGGGGCGGTGTCGTTGTAAGTTCAGTTCAAAAGGAAAAAACAGACACATTCAAATATATGCTTATTGAAGCATTGAATCTACATGTTTTGAAGGAAGTGTATGGACCAGATAATGTATCTGGGGACTTGTCATCAGGAATTACCATTAAGGCAAATTCAAAAGAATTGCCACATCATTGTCTGGTTATCGAAACAGTCCTAAAAGGTGGTGTACTTAAACGTATTGTTATCCCTTCAGGAAAAGTAACTGCCATCGATGAAATCACTTATAACGATGGAAGTGTTCTCGGATATGGTACGACAGTAACTGCCTTCCCTAACGCTGCTGACGACACACACTATGAATACATCAAAGGAGCTTAACTATGTCAAGACGAAATCGTAAGAAAAAAAATAACGGAGCAACCCCACATATTAAAACAATCCGTGGTGTGACTTCAACCGGATTTGCTTTTGAGATCACAAAAGAGCGCTTGGAAAACTATGAGTTGCTTGAAGTTATTGCAGAAGTAGATACAAATCCGGCAGTTTTACCAAAAGTGGTCAAACTTATGCTTGGTGACAAATCAGAAGATTTGAAAAACCATGTGCGGACTGCGGATGGCATTGTTCCTTTGGATAAAATGGGGGCAGAAATTAGTGAGATCTTTACAAGTCAGAACCAGTTAAAAAAATAGCGCTCCTTGCTAGAATGATTCAAACAGATGAAGATGCTCTTATTTGTGATTTAGCTGAAACATATGGGATTTTTGATTATAGACAGTTACCTGCTGACCAGGTAGCTGTTTTTGCTTTTGGTTTGAGAGATGATTCACGGATCAAACTAGCAATGACCAATAGCAAAGTTCCTTTTGAAACCTTTTTGCTTGCAGGCGTGCTTGATAGACTTTCTGCTCTTGTGTGGTTTAAAACAACAGACGGTCAGAAAGGAATCAACAAACCATTAATGGTTGCAGAGGAGCTGACAGGTAAAACTAAAGCTAAAGAAAGTAAGGAGATGATCTTTGATTCTGGTGAGGACTTTGAAGAATATCGTCAGCAAATTCTAGAAAAGATAGGAGGTGAGGATTAGTGGCGACAGAAATAGCACAAGCTTATGTACAATTGATACCATCAGCCAGAGGTATTACTGGTAAAATCCAATCAATCCTCAATCCTGAAGCGAGTGCAGCAGGGCAAAGCGCTGGGCAGTCATTGGGTTCTAGTCTTGTTAGCGTTATGACGAAAGTTATTGCAGCGGCAGGAATCGGCAAGGCCTTTTCGGCGGCTATCAGTGAAGGAGCAGCGCTTCAGCAATCACTTGGAGGTATCGAAACTCTATTCAAAGGTTCTGCTGACAAGGTGAAGGGATATGCTAATGAGGCGTACAAAACAACAGGTTTGTCAGCTAATGCCTACATGGAAAATGTGACAGGCTTCTCAGCTAGCCTCTTGCAATCTCTTGGTGGTGACACTAATAAAGCTGCTGAAACAGCAAACATGGCCATGATTGATATGTCAGATAATGCGAACAAGATGGGGACATCAATGGAGAGCATTCAGATGGCATATCAAGGGTTTGCAAAACAAAACTATACCATGTTGGATAACCTGAAGCTCGGTTACGGTGGTACGAAGCAGGAAATGGAACGTCTTTTGAATGACGCTCAGAAGTTGACTGGCGTTAAGTATGACATTAACAACCTCTCAGATGTTTATAGTGCCATCCATGCTATCCAAGAAAATCTAGACATCACTGGCACAACTGCTAAAGAGGCGGCATCTACTTTTAGTGGTTCTTTTGAATCTATGAAAGCAGCCGCTCAGAATGTACTTGGAAAGTTAGCGCTGGGAGAGAATATCCTACCTTCTCTACATGCTTTACTTAAAACAACATCTACCTTTCTCTTTGATAATTTTTTACCAATGGTTGGAAATATTTTTTCTGGCCTTGGCTTGGTTTTGACTGAAGGGATTAGCCAGATTGCTTCTCAGCTTTTTGGGGATGCTTTTGGAAGTGCCGTCTTTGATCAACTATCTCGTGTAACAGGAATCTTTGAGACCTTTTTTGATATGATTTTTGGGTCATTAAGCAAGCAGGATAACATTGATATTCTGAATACGATTGGTTTTAGTGAGGAAGCTGCAACGCAAATTGTCAATATTGCAGATAATATCCGAGTTACTTTTGAAAATATTGGGGTTGTTGCTGGTAATGTAGCAAGCATTGTTGTTGATTTCGTTGGAGATCTGTTAGGGATTAAAGACGGAGAGCAGGGAGTGAATTTGCTAGGCATTGCCTTTGAAAGTATCACAGGTTTTATCAGAGATGCCTCTGAAAGTCTTAGCAAATTTACCTCTTGGTTAAAAGATTCACCTCTTGCATTAGATGCCTTAAAATCGGCTGTTGTTGGTATTACGAGTGCATGGGCAGGATATAAAGCTGTCTTAGCGGTAATAAAAGGAATTGAAACAATCAGGAATGCAACTCTAGCTATTACGAATGGCTTAATGCTAGCTCAGTTCGTAAGAACCGGTGCACTCACTACCGCAGAGGCAGCGAATGCGGCTGCAACCATGGGAGCAAGTGGAGCGTTTGGTATCTTTAATGCAGTTTTATCTGCAAATCCGATTGGCCTAATCGTAACGGCAGTCGCAGCATTGACAGCTGGTCTTGTATGGTTCTTTACGCAAACAGAAACTGGTCAGCAAATTTGGTCATCTTTTGTGGATTGGATCAAACAGGCTTGGCAGGGGATTGCTGATTTCTTTGTTGGCCTTTGGTCTGGTATCTCTGAGGGTGCTAGCACCTTGTGGGATGGAGTCGTAACGGCTTGGAATGCTTACATCGAGTCTTTGAAGGCGATGTGGAATGCAGTTGTAACATTCTTTTCAGATTTATGGATAAGCATTCAAGAGGCCGCATCTGTGGCCTGGACAGCTATCACGACAGTAGTGATGGCGATTGTTCAACCGTTCATTGATGGCTTCATGAATGTTTGGAATAATATCTCAGACGGTCTTACTCAAATTTGGGAAGGGATTAAGATGATTTTTCAAGGTGCTTGGGAATTTATTAAATCGATTTTCTTGGGCGCTATTCTGATCATCATCGACCTTGTGACAGGGAACTTTAACCAGCTGGGAGCTGATCTTTCTCTAATTTGGGAAGGTATTCAAAATGGCATTTCTTTGATATGGGAAGGGATTAAAACATTCTTTTCTGGTATTGTAGATGCTATTGTTGGCTATGGTATTGCTGTTTTTGAAAACTTTTCGGCTGCCTTATCTGCGATTTGGGAGTTTATCAAGTCGGCTGCTTCAGCGGCTTGGGAATGGATAAAATCTACTGTAACAAGTCTAATCACAGGTTTGGTGCAGGGAGCTCAAAGTATCTGGGATGGCTTCATGAACTTTCTCTCTAGCTTGTGGGAAGGTATCAAGTCAACGGCAAGTAATGCTTGGAGTTCTCTAGCTTCCAGTGTTCTAAACATTATCAATGGTCTCGTATCCGGGGCGCAAAATGCCTGGAACAACATGTCTAATGCAGTATCTAATCTGATAAGTAATGTAACTGGCTTTTTCAATCAATTGTGGAATATTGATCTATTCGCTGCTGGTCAAGCAATCTTACAAGGTTTCTTGGATGGCTTGCAGTCTATGTGGTCTTCTGTCACAAATTTTGTTGGTGGAATTGCGGATTGGATTCGTGACCACAAAGGTCCTATTGAATATGACCGTAAGCTATTGATTCCTGCAGGTAATGTAATTATGGGAAGTTTAGACAATGGATTAAAAGATGGGTTTAAAGACGTCAAGAAAACGGTCGGAGGTATGTCTGGTGAGATTTCGGATGTATTTTCAGGAGACAGTCTGGATCTGAACTCATCTGCGTCCGTGACTAAAAGTCTTGAGGCTCAGTTGGCTATGCCGTCGGCTCAATTTGAAGCGCATGAAAATAAAACCGTGTCTGAGATAGCGATTCTGAGAGCAAGTATGGAGAGAATCCTTACTGCTATCCTTGAAAAATCGTCAGACATCTATCTAGACAATGATATTATCTCACTAAAAACATATGAACAACATGGTGCAATTTATGCAAGGGAGGGAATTTAATGGATTATATGATCATCAATGGTTTTAACACCTCAACCCTTCCTGGTTGTGTTGTCACTGACTTTGGGAAAGTTGAGGCTGCTAAACCGAGAGGGGAGGTAGCTAACCTTTACGGAGTCAATGGTAGTTACCGTGTATTGGACGGTTCTTTCGACAGTTACGAAAGGACCTTCATTCTTCACGTTAAAAAAATGGTTGAGATTTCAAGCATTCTTGATAAATTTCAATCGAATGACAATGTTTTGGAGTTTAGCTATCAGCTTGGTTCATTGTTCTACGCTAATTTTGTGACTGCTAATTTTGAGCCTTTTGGGAATCATGCTTGGAAGTTAGAAATCAAGCTAGACATGCAGCCGTTCCGCTATCAAAAAGATGTAGCGCCTGTGGTGCTGACGGCATCTGGTATAGTCAACAATCCTGGAACGGTTTACTCTGAACCAATCATTGAGATTGAGGGGGACGGTGATATCTCCCTTACAATTGGGCGTAAAACCATGTATCTAGCGATTAAGACCAAGGCTACGATTGATTGTAGGCAAGGCAAGCAGAACATCTACAACGCTACTGGAGCGGTGCAGAATACGTTTCGAAAACGTGGGGGGTTCTTTGAAATCCCAACGGGAAAAGTAGGTATTTCCTATACTGGCACCGTTCGTAAGGTTACTATAAAAGGGAATTGGAGGTATAAAGTTTGATCTATTTAACAGATGGCAATATGCCTCTTAATAATGCTTATTCGGATAAAATTGTCCAAAAAGATGGCAGTACCTACCAACTGACCTTCCGATTTCCGACCTCGGATTCATTGTGGGAGAAGTTGAAGGAGGAGACATTCCTTACAGCTGATGACCTACACGGTGAGCAAGATTTTGTCATCTTTGAGGTAGAGAAGAAGAACGGCTATATTCAAGTCTATGCGAACCAAGTATTTACTCTCTTGAGTAACTATGTGGTCAATCCAATCTCTTTGGATAGACGGACTGGTTCGACTGCCTTGAGTCGCTTCGCTGGAAGTATTACTCGTAACAATCCATTCTCATTCTTTTCTGATATTGAAGATAGACATACCTTCAATATTGGTTCTAAGAATGCCATGGAGGCATTTGCGAAAGATAAGCATTCAATCATTGGCCAATGGGGCGGCGACCTTGTGCGTCATGGTTACCAGGTTCGATTACTTAAAAATGGCGGTTCAGAAAATGAATCGCTTTTTATGTATAAGAAAAACCTGTCTAGCTATCAACACAAGACCTCTACCAAATCTTTAAAAACTCGAATCACCTTTAAGACTACCGTCAAAGGTGAGGGAGAAAATGCTCCTGATCGCAAGTTTTCTGTGGTTGTGGATAGTCCGCTCATTAACAAGTACAGTCAAATCTACGAAGATGTGATTGAGGTTAATGACCAGGATGTGAAGGATGAAGTCAGCCTTCGAAAATATGGTGAGCAGTACTTCAAGACATCGCTCTGTGACATGATGGAAGATAGCCTTGAACTTGAGGTTGTCGGCCAGAGTGACGTGTCTGTCCAGATATTTGACATTGTGAGCCTTTTTCACGAGGTCTACAATCTGGATGTGCGCAAGAAAATTACCAAGTACACTTACTCACCAATGGCCAAGAAGCTGATTTCGATCGGCTTTGGCCAGTTTAAGTCTGGTCTTGCGAATGCGATTGGTAACGCAGTGAGTGATGCGGTCAAGGGTGAAGCTCAACAACTTCAAGATGATTTTGAAAGGCAGTTAGCAAGAGAACTCAAGAATGCGGATCTCGCTTTTGATCGTCAAAAAGAGGAGCTGGTCAACCAATTCACAGATGGTCTCAACGCTGCAAAGGCCAAGGCGGAAGAAGTCAAGAGAGAACTCTCTGATACGATTGACCAGCGTTTCAATAGCTTTAATAATGGCCCACTACAAGAGGTCAAGCGTAGAACTGAAGAAGCATTGAAAAATTCTGGGGCCAGCAGTCTACTCGCTCAAGAAGCGAAGCGGATTGGTCTGGATTCTGTTGCTAGACTTGAAGCGTTTAAGTCACAGGCTACGAGCGCTCAGACGGCTCTATCGGGTGAGTTGGACTCCCTGAAGCGAACCATCGCGAACGATATTCGACCGAAGCAAGCACAGGCTGAAGCTGAGATTGCCAAGCAGGTTGAAGCGCTTATCCAGACCAAAAAAGAACTGGCTGGTGTGAAGTCAGCGCAAGCTACGTATGAAGAGACAACGACTCGCAGACTGTCAGAACTGACCAACTTAGCTAATGGCAAGGCAAGCAAGTCAGAACTCACGCAGACAGCCGAGCAGCTGGCTAGTAAGATAGCAAGTGTGCAAGCAGGTAGTTCACGGAATTACTTCAGGAATTCACGTTCAAGGACGTTTACTACAGGAGATCAAGCGACATACGACTACCGAACATTCATAGTCCCTGATTTCTGGAAGAACAGTGACAGGTTCAAGCGTGATTATGTTCGCATATCTTTTGACATGACTTTCCCTGTCGCCCTAGCAAATGACATGCCTGCTATGGTACATTTTAGTGCTCATCCGTGGTATGCCTACAGAAATCTAGTCTTTAAAGGTGGAACCACTGAACGCCAACATTTTGAGTTCACTATTGATCTGTCCAGTTCTTCTGAAACCTATCAGACCAATAATGTATTCATTCGTTTTGGGACGAATTATGGATTTCCTGCTGGTTTGCAGGTCGTCATTGAGAACGCCATGTTATCGGTTGGCAATTATTTTCCAGCCTATCAACCAGCGTATGAAGATCAGGAAGACCGTGTCTCAATAGTCGAATCTAACTTTAAACAGCGTGCTGATGCACTTGATGCTGGTGTAAGCCGCCTGACTGAAGGTCTCAGAACCAAAGCGGATATCAGCGCACTCAACGTGACTGCTGAAAATATCCGGCAATCTGTGAAGAGTTTTGAGACAAGCACGCAGGACAAGCTAAATCAGATGTTGAGTCTGGCTGAATTTGAGGTGCGAGCTGGTTCTATCCGTCAGGAAATCTTGAACGCAACTAAGGATAAAGCAGATAAGACTTTAGTAATAGCTGAAGCTGGGAAAATTCGTGAAGAGTTTTCGAGCTTGCGAGTCGGTGGAACGAACTTGTTGAAAGGTTCGAAAGGACCTTTTATGCCAGATCGGAAGCCAGCTAATTTTGATAATAATGTTCTCTATGCAGGACAGACGTCTATCTACATGGAACAGGGGCAGGAATACATCATTTCGGCCAAAACTGACGGGAAATTTACGGCCCATCACGATGGGAATAAGGAGTCTGATAATGTAGTTCTTTGGATTATGGACAAAAATGTCAGAAATTATCAAATCGTATCGGACCTTAAGACAGGTACAACAGGAACGAAATTCGTTTGGAATAAGCCGACAGGAATTTATCATCTACGCGTTAACACTTATCACAAAGAGGCTGTTAAAAGCGTATGGGATGTGAAAATTGAGAAAGGTAATATCGCGACAGATTGGAGTCCTGCAATTGAAGATACTGACGGTCTTATTACCGAAGCTAAGGCTACCTTCGAGCGGACAGCTCAGGGCTTGCGAACTGACTTATCAGCTATTCAGGAATATGTCAATAAAGACAGCCAGAGACAGGAAGCCTTGCAGCGTTACACTCGTGAGGAGAGTGCGAAGCAAGCAACGGCTGTACGTGAGTTAGTCGCAAGAGAATACGTTGGGAAATCAACCTATCAGGAAGATGTAAGAGGTCTAGAACGTCGTTTTAATGCAATAAGTACGCAGACGAATAACGATATCACTTCGAAAATTGCTCAGTACAAGCAGACAGTCGACGGTCAATTTGCAAATATCACATCGCAAATTGCTGGCAAAGCTAGTCAAACGGACTTTCAGCGAGTGAAAGAAACTAGCCAGCTATATGAGCGAATTTTGGGCAGTACTGATAATGGAATTGCGAACAATATCGCTCGCATGGCTATGACAAGTCAGTTGTTCCAGGTTGAAGTTAGTAAGGCCTTTGGAAATCACCAGAATCTATTCTTAAATTCGACGAGCACCAAAGGATACTTAGGTAATGCTGGGATCATTTACGTTGCAAATAGTATACAAAAAGAAATCACATCTGATTTTATTTCAGTAGAACCAAACGAAAACATCATTTTTCAGCATTGGGTAACTCTTCCCGATAATGGAATGGCATGGACCGCTTGGCAATTTTTCGATAAAAATAAAAATCCTATCGATGTTCGCAGAATAGGATTGAACTCGTATAAAGCAACAACAGGTAAGCAACACAATATCAATCAAATCACGGTCCTAGCGAATGCTTATTTCGTAAGATTCTCGGCTCGTATGTACGATGATGGTTTGATAAAAGTAGAACAGGGTTCAATTCCATCTGACTACTCAGTAGCGCCCAATGATGCTCTTGAAGCTGTGAAAACCGTCCAAACCCAACTGGCTGGTTCGTGGGGGGTCCATAATAAAAACAGTGTTAATGAAATCATCGCTGGTTTTAACTTAGCTGGCCGAAATGCAGGCATTAAAGCTGAGACGATCAGACTTGAAGGTCGAACCTTGCTTGATGAATTGACCGCTATTCAAGGATACTTTAAACGCTTATTCGTTGGAGAGGGTACGTTTGCGACTCTTAACACAGATATTCTGCGAGCAAATTCGATTACTGCTGATAAGCTGGTATTCAACGAGGCTCTTGCTAATAGAATGGTCTCAAACGAGATTATCACTAGTAAATTAGTAGCAAGTAGAGCGTTTGTGAACGCTTTGAATGCCGTAACAATAGATGCTTCTCAAATCGTGACAGGTACTCTCAAGGGAGACAGGATTTACGGTGGGACTATCCGAGGTACAAATATTTACGGTGGAACCTTAACAGGACACACCCAAATTCAACTAGGTTCTTATGGATCGTTTGATGCGGTAAATGGTGGTCTGCAGATTAACGTGCCTCGCGATTACAATGCCAAAGATGGCTTGGGAGTTCAATTTATAGGCTCTTACGGCCGTGGAGAAAATGTTCCTTACGGGCTTTTCCTCTACAGAGATTCGGATTTCACAATTGGAAATACTGCAACAGATACAGATGAGTTCCTTATGACTGTACAGGGTTACATCAATGCAAAGGGAATCGGTTGGATGAAGACAGGGAAAGGGAGCGTCAATGGGAAAACCACTGCAACTATTGGACTCTGGAATTCAGAAAATGTTTCTCTTGATTTTGGTGGGTCAGGAAATGATATCTACTATAGTTACAATGGTACAGCATATAGCCTATGGTCAGTTGTTAACCAGCATTTCTCAGACAGACGTCTAAAGGAGAATATTGTTGACTGTAAGCACAAGGCTCTTGATTATATCCATCAATTCCAGTTCAAGGAATATGACTGGAAGAAGCAAGAGGATAGACCGCAGCAAGCACACACAAAGATTGGTTTGATTGCCCAAGAGGTCCAAGAAGTAGATCCTACGCTTGTTTACGAGAATGGAGATACGCTGAACCTGGACAATCTCAGATTAACTAATATCGCCCTCAAGGCGATTCAGGAATTGTCTCAGAGAATTGAGACGTTAGAAAGGAAATTATCATGAACGCATTAGAAATTATCGCACAAGATGTAGCACGATTGACTCTTGAGAAATCAACCTTCCAGGCATTGTATCTGGAAGAAGTACAAAAACGTGAATCACTAGAAAAACAAATTGAAGAGTTGAAGAACCAACTCGCAACTGATAAACAAGACGGAACAGTGGAGGGATAGAGAATGGCTACAGATTATACATTAAGAAGCAAATATTTGAAATTTGACACAACAGAAGTCGTGATTCATCGTGAATCACCTTACACCATCTTTGCTCGTGAATTGCCAGGTGATCAGACAGCTAAGTCAGATGAAGAATTGATTGAAGCAGTAAAAGATATCATTCGCGCAGAGCTGGATCCAGGAGCAGCAATCGTCAAAACGCAAGCGCAGCTTGAACAGGCAAATCAGAAGATTGCTCAAAACAAGAGTGAACAGGACCGACTCTCTGCACTTGCAAATAAAATCGATAAAGTCGTTCGAGTCATGGCTCAAGATTCCATTATGGGTGAGAAAATCGCCTACGGGACAACCTACAAAGAACTTGTCGAACTCTTTCCAGCCGCTGAGGAAGGCAAGGTCTATCAACCGGGTGATATGTTTGTGATTGAAGATCCTGAACACGTCGAATTGAATGGTGAAGGAAAGCGTGTCTTGATCCAGACAAATCAGGCTTTTACTTACAAAGGCGAGTCTGTCAAGCAACTTGAAGGAGTACCATCTCAAAATGGTCTTCTTGCAATCTGGAAGTGGGAAGGCCAGAAAAACGAAAGTGGTCTTGAAACCACTCGAGTTCCTACTCAGTAGATTGGAAGTGGTCTGATTGGAATTACTAGCATTTTTGGATAAATTGAGTCCAATTCTAATCGTAATCATTCCTAGCTATTTCTCCTTCAAAAGCACGCAGAACACGAAAGAGACTGACAAGCAAATCAGTCTCTTATCTGACAAAATTAGTGCTATTGAAAAGACAGTCTCAAATGTTGAGAACATTGGTAAAGATAATAGCAAAGGTTTGAGCGTTATTGGAAAAGGTCTTCAAAGACTACAGCGTTTTCGATTGCAAGAAAACCTAAAAAAAGCAATTAGACGAGGCAATACCAATCAGCATGAGATTGAGGAACTGTCTCGTCTTTATGAAAGTTATGTCGAACTTGGTGGAAATGGAGCCATCAAGGTATTGTATGAAAAATTTCTAGCATTGGAAATTGTGGAGGAAAATATAAATGCAACAGATTAACGAAATTTTACTAAACGGAGCAATCAGCATCCTAGTCATTTTGATTGGCATTGCAGTCAAGGCAGTCAAAGACTACCTTATTAAGAAGGGTGGTGAAAAGACTGTCAAAATTGTCGAGATTTTGGCTAAGAACGCAGTAAATGCCGTGGAGCAGGTCGCTTCTGAGACTGGGTACAAGGGCGAAGAGAAGCTGGAGCAAGCACGAGCTAAAATCCGTGCTGAACTTGGCAAATATAACATTAGTATGACTGACAAGGAACTTGATACATTTGTCGAGGCATCGGTTAAAGAAATGAATGATGCGTGGAAGGAGCAGTAGACATGGTCAAAATCATCAATAATACAATTTTTAATGGAATTGCAGGTTCACGTCCAACTGAGAAGCCAAAATACTACGTCATGCACAATGATGCTGGAAGAAAGACCCCTGAGAGCTATATAGAGTGGCTCCAGTCACGGTATGATAATGGCCAGTCTGAACTTGGATTCGCTCATTACTACATTACTAGTGATGCAATCGCTCGCGTTGAAGATACTTACAATGGTTCTTGGAGCGCTGCTAACTATGATGCTAACATGAACTCTATCAGCTATGAAGTCTGTCAGCAACTCAATGCAACAGATGCCGAGTTCATTGAAAATGAAAACATGGTATTGCGACAAATGGCCGAAGATATGACCTATTATGGTGATACTCCGAACTATTCAAACATCAAGTTCCATAATGAATTTTCAAGTACCTCATGCCCTGCTCGTTCCCTGGAATTGCATGGTGGTTACAATGATAGCTTGCGTGACTATGTTATTGCTAAAATCAAACATTATCAATCCCTTGGTTCAACCGTCCAAGAAATGCTTGCGAAAGAAGGCAACCAAGAAGGTTGGAAGAGAAATTCAACTGGCTGGTGGTATGTCAATGCAGATGGTTCTTATCCAATAAACAAATGGCAGAAGATCGATAATGTCTGGTATTACTTCGATAGTAACGGCTACATGAAAGCTAACACATGGCACAAGCATTCAGACGGATACTGGTATTACTTGCTTCCTAATGGCGCGATGGCTACAGGATGGGTGCTTATCAGTAACAAGTGGTACTACTTCAAAGAAGACGGTAAGATGGCCACTGGTTGGGTTAAGTATAAGGAACACCTATACTATCTCGATTACCAAAAAGGAGAAATGGTATCAAATGCATTTGTAAAATCAGCAGATGGCACAGGTTGGTACTACCTCAAATCAGATGGAACAATGGCAGACAAACCAGAGTTCACAGTCGAGCCTGATGGCTTGATCACTACGAAATAA